TAAGGTAGACAATCGACCAGCTGCTTATGAATGGCTAAGGGAGCATGGCTATGACGACATTATTAAAAACACCATATCTTGTCAGTTTGGACGCGGAGAAGATGATCAAGCGTCTTCGTTCAAGGCCTTTGCCGAAAAAGAAGGCTTTGTCGCGGATCAAACAGAAAAGATTGAACCGAGCACCTTACGATCCTTTGTTAAGGAACGTGTGGAAAACGGGGACGAGTTCCCCATGGAACTCTTTGGGGCGTATGTTGGTCAAAGAGCAATTATCACTAAAGCTAAAGGAGCAAAAAATGGCTGAAGCAAGCAAAGCCGTGGCTGAAAAGAAGGCCACAGAAGTTGCCGCATTTGATTTTGCACAACTTCAAAAAGATGCGGGAAAGGGAAACGAGAACGTCGGTAAAGACGATCTTGCCTTACCGTTTATTAAAATACTATCTGGTGTAGATCCAATGATGGATAAGCTTGATGGTAAAAAGGGTGACATTTATAATAGTGTCACAGAAGCGCTATACAGCGGCAAGGACGGCATTGTAGTCGTTCCGGTAGCTTACCAGCGTGAATTTCTCAGATGGGCCCCCAGAGGGCAAGGGAGCGGCGCTCCTACGGTTTACAAGACACAGGCAGAGTGTCCTGAAACTAAACGGTCAACTGAGGACAACAAAGACTACTGCACCGATGGCAGTGGCGACTACGTTGAGGAAACGCATCAGCACTTTGTGTTGGTCATAGGAGCGGACGGTAAAGGCGAAACAGCGCTAATACCTATGAAGTCCACACAGCTTAAAAAATCACGCAAGTTTAACAGCATGATTATGGCGCAGTGTAATAAAGATGGGTTTGCACGCTTTGCGTACAAGTTCCGTCTAAAAACTTTAGCAGAGTCCAATGACAAGGGCTCATGGCACGGCTGGGAAATGCAGCTTGAGGGGCCACTTCTTGATGCGGAAACGCAAAAGAAAGATCCCGCTCAGTTTGCTTTGAACCTAGCCGTATATGAGCAGGCTAAATCATTTTCTGAAAGCGTGCAGGCAGGTAATGTCGAAGTAAAGCGCGAGAATGAAGACGCCTCTAAAGACCAGATACCGTTCTAAGTAACGTATCATGTCTTCAGCTGATAAATTTGCTTCTATCTTTAATGGTCTTCAACTTGCCTATGGCACGTTTAAGATAGATAAAAAGCAACTGAATGGTAAGAGCACGGGCCGCGCTGCAATAGTACGCGAACCACGGACCAAGGAGCTCTGGGAAGGGCACTTATCAGGCAAAGGTAGGGCCGTTGGTATCATACCCATCAATGAAGACAACAGATGTGTTTGGGGGTGTATTGACGTTGATCAGTACCCCCTAGACCACAAAGCACTAATAGATAAGATTAGAAAACTTAAACTGCCATTGGTCATATGTCGATCAAAGTCAGGTGGCGCACACTGTTTCTTATTTACAACAGAGTGGATAGACGCCAAGGATATGCAGTTTACATTACAACAGATATCCGCCGCTTTGGGTTATGGTGGCAGTGAGATCTTTCCAAAGCAGATAAAATTACATTTAGACCGCGATGATGTGGGCAACTTTCTTAACTTGCCTTACTACAATAGTGAAGACGGTCTGCGCTATGCTATCAAAGATGATGGCACCAGCGCTACCCTAGATGAGTTTATTGAACTCTACGAACAGTACAAACAAACGCCTGAACAAGTAACAAAGCTACAGATAGGGGGCGAAGCCGAACAGCACCAGCTTACAGATGGCCCACCATGCCTACAGATATTGGCAAAAAACAAAATATCAGAGGGCGGTCGTAACAACGGCTTGTTTAACTTGGGCGTATACTTACGCAAGGCGTACCCAGACAGCTGGGAGTCCGAGATACTAAAGTACAATATGGAGTATCTTGATCCGCCGCTACCGCTAAATGAGGTAAATATTGTAGCAAAACAGCTCGAAAAAAAAGATTACGTATACAAATGTAGTGACGCGCCTATCAATGCGCATTGCAATAAAACGTTATGTCTTACACGTAAACACGGCGTGGGAGCCGCCGTACAAGGCGCTGTGATTGCAAACTTACGTAAATATAACTCTACGCCGCCTGTGTGGTTTGTCGATGTAAACGGTGAGCCGCTAGAGATGGATACCGACGCGCTACTAAACCAAGCCACGTTTCAGCGTTCTTGCATGGAGCAACTAAACTTTATGCCACGCTCTGTGTCAAAAATCATATGGGAAAACCGTATAGGGGGCCTGATGCAAGAGATGAAAGACAACGAAAGCGCTATTATAGAGGTGGCACAAGACGCTAGTATTACAGGACAGTTCTACGATCACTTGGAAGAGTTTTGCCGTCATATGCAACAGGCACAGGATAAAGAAGAAATATTACTCAAGCGTCCATGGACCGATGAAGAAGAACAAAAAACATACTTTCGACTAAAAGACTTTGATGCGTTTTTAAAACGTAACAAGTTTTTTGAGTATAAGAGCCACAAGATAGCGCAGCGTCTACGCGATATGGGTGGTGAGAGTGTGGTTTTAAAGATTAAAGGACGGCCTATTCGCGTATGGCAAATACCGTCCTTTGATGCTGTAAACGTGGAGCTCCATGCTCCTGATTTTGGTGCTCAAGAAAACAAAGAGGTATTTTAATGTTAAAAGCAGACGGATTTGATAAAGCGTTCCTTGGCGTAGCGCAACGATTTGGTCAGGAAGATATCATAGCCTATGACAAAGATGAGTGTATTGCCATACTGTGTAGGCGTGATGGCATGACGTATGAAGAAGCGTTAGAGTTTTTTAATTACAATGTCATAGGATCATGGGTAGGCGAAAAGACGCCTATATTTATTAAGAGATATGGTAGCATGAAAGAGTTTGAGGATTATTTTATACACGACATATCAGGGTAAGCACATGGATTTAAAGTTTTTAGAGCGCAACAAAGAGATGCACAACCTTAGAAAGCATAGGGGCATGACTCTTACGGCCATAGGAAAGAAATACGGTCTGTCACGAGAGCGTGTCCGTGTCATAGTAAATAGAATAGAAGAGCTAAATGCAGACAAAGATATTCAGAATATACGGGCCACCGGGTACAGGGAAGACAACAGCACTACTGAATAAAGTCGATGAAGCGTTAGCGCAAGGTATACCACCCTCTAAGATAGGATACTTTGCCTTTACACGCCAAGCGGCTTATGAAGCAGTAGACCGTGCGTGCCAGCGCTTTGGTTTTAACGAAAGCCAGTTGCCGTGGTTTCGTACCCTACACAGCTTTGCGCTACGGCTGTCGGGTATTCGTGCCGAACAAATCATGCAACCTGAGCACTATCGTGAGCTATCTAATGCTATAGGTATTAGTATTACTGTAGATAAGGTCAATGAAGATGAAAACATACTCGACAAGACAAGCAACAGTGACCCCTATCTAAACATTATAAACTTGGCACGGCTACGTAAGGTATCCTTAAAAGAACAATACAATAAATCAGACAGCACGGTGGATTGGATAACACTATCCTATGTAGCGCGGTCCCTACAAAGCTACAAGAACCGTCTGCGTCTGTATGATTTCACTGATATGCTGGAGCTGTTTGTAAACGAGAGCTCACGCTTCTGTCCTAACCTTAGCGTCAGCTTTATTGATGAGGCACAGGATCTATCGCCGCTACAATGGGACGTGGCCCATGTGATAGAGAAGTACTCTGAAAAGATCTACTGTGCTGGCGACGACGATCAAGCCATATATAAGTGGGCTGGGGCAGATGTAGAACACTTTATCGGTCTTGATGGTGGGTACGAGGTGCTTGAACAATCGTACCGCGTGCCACAAAACATACACCCGATAGCCTCGCGTATATCCAAGCGTATACATAAGCGTGTGCCTAAAACATATCTACCGCGTCCTGATGAGGGCACGTTCAAGCGTGTGTATGACATAAATGACCTAGACTTTTCTGAGGGCACATGGCTGGTGCTGGCGCAAGCGGGGTACTTTCTGTCTGATATGGTAGAAACCTTACGTAGTCGGGGCCATCTGTTTGCGTACCACGGTCATCGGTCTATCTCACAAAAGATAAGTGAGGCGGTCAACGGCTGGGAGCAAATGCGTAAGGGGCGTGCGATAGCTACCCCTGTCGCGCGTGTCGTATATACCTATATGTCTGTGGGTAAGCGTGTAAAACGTGGATTTAAAAAGTTACCGCATCTAGCGGACGATGAAACGGTAGGTCTTGAAGAGCTCCAGCAGCATCATGGTCTATTTGCCACGAAAGATATGATATGGCACGAAGCCATGGACAAAATGCCCGACAGCGAGCGTGCGTATATTACAGCGCTGTTGCGACGCGGTGAGAAGTTCAACAGCACGCCTCGTATACAGCTATCCACGATCCACGGATCAAAAGGTGGCGAGGCCGAAAACGTTGTGCTATTTACCGATATATCTCCTGCCGCCTCAAAAGCAGCAGAGAGTGACCCTGACGAACTGCACCGTGTATTCTACGTCGGTGTAACACGAACTAAAAAAAACTTATATTTAATCGAGCCAGAAGACGCATTGAGGAGTTACAGCATATG